CTTTTTTTTCTTTTTAGTCATATTTATCCTCCTATCTGCTGCTGTGGATGAATTGGAGCATGACTATTCATTTTTGCTATTTCTACATTTTCTGCACTTGTTGTATATGTTGTATATGTTACAGTTTTCTGTTCTCCTCCACAATAATAACATATTGGTGTCATTGGAGAATATACTCTTCCACATATTGGACATTGCCATCCTTGTGGGGCAGTTGAAAATTCATTTAACATATTTATCACCTCATTTTAATTTAACTATAAAAGGAGAATCTAATAATGTATTTCTATTAGCAAAATAATATTTATTATCTATAATTTTAGTTAAAACAAAATTATTATCATATAATATTTTTAAACTTTCTTCAGAAGGAAGACCATTATGAACAAATTCTTCTATTTCCCTTAAAGGAGTAGCTATTACTATATCACCTTTTTTTAAATTTTCTAACATATTTATTTACCTACCTTATTTTTTCAAGTTTATCTTTTCGTGACTCAAAAAAGTAATCACCTAAAAATACAACATCCTCATAACAATTTTTTCCATTACAGAATACGTCCGTTGCATATAACATATCTGGAGGTCTACATTCATTTACATTAATAATTTTAATATCATAATCATTTCCATCTTCACTATGTAAAATATAATGATCACCTACTTTTGGCTTATCCATAATTAAAACACCTCTTTTTCTTATCTTGTTTTTGGTTCTACATTATTTTGTTTTTGTATATCACTTAAACTTGCTGCGAGTCGATATTTTACTTTACAACAATTATGATAATCACCTTTGCATATATTTATTGCAGAACCGCCATATAAACTACACCATTTAATATATTCATTATTAAATTTAATATCTTCACAATGCCAACATTCTGAACCTATATTATTTTTTTTGTGTGGATTATGTCTAGGTTTTCCTTTTCCCATATTATTCATCACCTTCTTTTTATTCTATAAATATTATATCAAAATTTTTAATAAAAATCAAAAAGAGGAGCTAATGCTCCTCTCCATTTTCAATCATAAAATTACCATTTTCAATCATAGTATTTATTTTTCCATTACGTATAAAAATATAAGTATCTGGTTTATGATGCAAATTAAATTGTTTAACTATTTCATTTATATAATATCCATGTATTCCTATATGACAATTGCTACAATGTAAATGCCATACACCTGGTCCCATCATATCAAAATTCCACCATGTTTGAACACCACAATTTGGACATATAGGAGGATTATCTAATAATTGTTTTTCTGCTTCTGTCATAACTTAATAACCCTTTCAATTTTACTACCATTTACTATTTGTACACCTGCGGCGGTTCGTCCTAAGATAGGTATACTCTTGGTATCTGTACAGATGGAATTTGGTCTTCCGATAATAAGGATATGGTCTGTGTCATCAATGAAGCATGCTCCGGCGACACATACTTCTGACGCCATAACTCCGACGCCGCCTCTATTTTGAGTTGGAAAGTCTGTTTGTCTAACTCTCTTTCCAAGACCTGAAACAGTAAATATTCCAATATCATTTGACGCTGAACACGGTAAACCAATGACAACTTCGTCACCTTCCTTTAATTTAATCGCCTTAACTCCCGCAGCAATTCTACCAATAGGAGCTATATCTTTAGTCACAAATTTAATTCCCATACCATTTTTAGTTATTACTATTACATCTTCATTGTTGAGTAGAGTTACATTTGAAAGAGAGTCACCTTCTTTAAACTTAATCGCCTGAATACCAGTTGTTTTCTTTGTATTCTTAAACTCTTCAAGTTTGGTCTTTTTAATTAAACCTTTCTTTGTAAAGAATACAACATATTTTGCGTCTGTCTTTCTAAATTGAGAAGTTACATACATAATTTTCTCGTTTGGATTAAGTTTTAAAAGGGTGGCAAGATTAGTACCACGTGAAGCATTGGTTCCCGCAGGCACATTATCTACCAACATTCTAAACATTCTACCTTCTGAAGTAAAGATAAGTAATGTATCAATAGTATTAGTTGATATAGATGATAATATTGCATCATCTTGTGTCTTTATACCTTTACCATTTCTCTTCTGTACTTTAAATGAAGTCTTAGGAACTCTCTTAATATCTCCTGACTGAGTGCATATAACCACTACATCTTCAGGTTCAACCAGTTCTATTTCTTTTTCTTCTTTTGGTACTTCAATCTGCGCGAGCTCTGTCCTACGCGCGTCACCATACTTCTTTACAATTTCATCTAGACGACGCTTTAATTCTTCAATCTGCTTATTTTCTAATCTTACTAACTCATCAAGTTCATCTATCTTTTTATGTAAATCTTCTTTTTCATTTTCAAGCTTTACACCTTCCAATTTAGCAAGAGAAGAAAGTTTCATATTAAGTATAGCTGTTACTTGATTATCTGTAAATTCATATTTATCAATTAATGCTTGTTTTGCGGCAGCACTACTTTCAGATTTCTTAATTATAGCTATAATATTATCTATATCTGCTAAAGCTATAAGTAATCCGTCAACTATTTCAAGTCTCGCAAGTGCTTTATCTCTATCAAATGCTGCTTCACGCTTTATACACTCAATATTATGTTCTACATAAATCTTAATACAGTCTTTAAGATTTAATTCAGTTGGTGTCTTACCAACAAGACCAACCATATTATAAGAGAATGAACTCTGCATATTTGTATGAGCATAAATCTTATTTGCTATTGTATCTGGATTAGCACCACGCTTACACTCAATTACAATTTTTACACCTTTTTTATCAGTATAATCATTTATATCTTCTATTCCATCTATTTTACCCTCATCACAAGCTTTGCCTATTTCAGCAACAAGACCTTCAACATTTTGTCCATAAGGGATTTCATAAAATATGATACTATTTTTTTCTACCTTATATCTTCCTCTAATTTTAACAGAACCATGTCCAGTTCTCATAATACTAGGAATATCATTTTTATTAATGACCTGTCCTCCTGTTGGAAAGTCTGGTCCTGGAAGCATAGGCTCTTCTCCTCGGAGATACTGATTAATGGCTGCCGCAACTTCATTTAAATTATGCGGCGCCCACTTACAAGCTATAGCCCATCCTATACCTTCGTTTGGATTACAAAGAAGATTTGGGAAGATTGATGGAAGAGTAACCGGTTCTTCGTCTGAATCATCATAAGTTGGCATAAAATCAACATTACCTTTTTTTAATCCACTAAGTAATCCATCTTCTGCAAGTTTAGATAATCTAACCTCAGTATAACGCATACTAGCCGCATCATCACCAATTACATTACCATTATTCCCATGAAAATCTATTAAAGGATAACGCATTACCCACGACTGAGATAATCTTACCATTGCTCCATATATACTTGAATCACCATGAGGATGAAGATGTCCCATAACATCTCCAACAAGTCTTGCTGCTTTAACATGACCTTTAGATGAAGTGTATCCAGCATCAAGAGCCTGATATAATATTCTACGAGCAACTGGCTTTAATCCTGAAAGAGCATCTGGGGTTGATCTATCTGTGTTAACAGCAACTCCATACTCTATACCATTTTGCTCCATTTCATTAACAATATCATTAGTCTGCATAAGTTGCCTCCTCACTGTGTTGTTTTAAAAATTCTTTTCTTGGAATTGTTGCTGTTCCCATTAATACATCAAATATTCTATCTGCTGCTTTTATATCACTTACTGTAATTTGTTTTATAATTCTTTCATCAGGATTTGTGAGAGTTTCTTCAGTTTCCTCGACATTCATCTCACCAAGTCCCTTCATACGCCCAACAGTATATTTTTTACCTTTATGTGTTTCTCTATACTGTTCAAGAGCTTCATCGTTTTTAAGATAAATATATTTATCTTTGCCTTCTGTAATTTTATAAAGTGGAGGTACTCCTGCATATACATGACCATCTATAATAAGCTGTGGACAGAAGTTCCAAATAAATGTATAAAATAGATTCTTAATATGCGCTCCATCGACATCGGCATCACTCATAATAATTATTTTATCATATCTTAAATCATCTTCATCATAAGTAAGTTTCATTGTCTTTGGATCAACTTTTAATCCAAATGCTTCAATCATTGTCATAATCTCTGCATTTTTTCTTATCTTTTCAAGAGTTGCTTTCTGTGTGTTTAATATCTTACCTCGAACAGGTATAACCGCTTGAAAGTCTTTATTACGGGCAAGCTTTAAATTACCTGAAGCACTATCTCCCTCTGTGATGTATATTTCACATTTCTTTCTATCTTTACTTTTACAATCTGCAAGTTTACTATCAAATTTTAATGCTTTATCTTTTTTCTTATTAACACCACGAGCAGCTTCTCTAGCTTTCTTAGCAGCTTCGCGCGCCTTCCTAGCATCAAGACCTTTTTGTACAACATTTTTAATTTCTGTCTTATAACTATTGAGATAATCATAGATACATCCAGAGATAAGTTTCTGTGTATAGGTTCTACCTTCCGCAGAAGTAAGATTTTCTTTCACCTGACCTTCAAAAATAGGATTAATCATTTTAAAATTAATAATTAATATTTGTCCTTCTGCAAGGTCATCACCGGTTAAGTTATCTTCATTATCTTTAAGCCATTTGTTTTCTCTTGCAAATTTATTAATTGCAGAAGTCCATGCTGTCTTAAAACCTGTTAAGTGAGTACCTCTTGTTTGAGGAACACTATTTGTATACAACTTAATAGAAGGTGAATAATTAGTATTATAAGCTATACCAACTTCAATACTAAAATTACCTTCTTCCGCAGATAAACAAATTGGATGTAAAAGATAATCTTTACCATTGTTTAAGAAATCAATATAATCTTTTATACCTTGTTCAGAATAATAAGTTTTCTCATAATTATCAGTTTCATCTTTAATAATAAAAGTTAAACCACTATTAAGGAAACTATATTCTTGGCAAAGTTCTTTTTCTATTTTTGTTCTATCAAATTTTAATGTTTCTGTAAAAATCTCACTATCAGGATACCATATTACAAGAGTACCATGCTTATCTTTTTTACATTTACCATCTGTTATTTGTTTAAGCATTTTACCTTGTGAAAATTCTACCATTTCCTCAATGCCATCTCGATATGAGTACGCTATTGTTTTAATACCAAGTGCGGCAGCACATTTACAACCGATACCATGCATACCGCCTGAAGAATTATATCCTGATTCTCCATCATTTAAGAATTTACCACCGGTATGTTCTTTTCCAAAACAAGCTCCTAATACAGAAAATGTTTCATCTTGCATACCATGAGGAAATCCTCTACCATTATCTTCAATACTAATACCACCATCTTTAAGTAATGTAATAATAATTTTATTACAGTTACCATTTAAAGCTTCGTCAACACTATTATTAACTATCTCTTTTACAATATGAAATAATCCATATTCATTTGTTGCTCCAATATACATTCCAGGCGAATGTCTAAATGGAGTTAAACCTTCAAGAGTCTTGACTGTATCAGCAGTATAATTTGTATTATTTTGCTGTGTATTCATTCTATTCTCCTTAGATTTTTTTCTTATATTTAAATTATATCAAATTTTTTCTTTAAAATCAAGATTTTAGCTTTCTAGTTCCTTAGAGAGCTTAATTTTTTCTTTCTTTAAATATTATAATGAAAAATTTTTTAAATGTCAATAGAACAAAAAAATAGGAGAGACTTGCATATAGCAAATCTCTCCTTGATTATTATTTTTTAGATGTATATTTAAGCATAATCCATCCTGCCCCTGATTTAAGTTTACCCCAGCCATCTTTTTCTTCGACAATAGTGTAAACTTCATTCTTATAAATAACTCCAACAACGCCATAATTAGTACCTACACCCTTACGTATATTAAGAGCATCCGCAATTACTTTAACCTTATACTCTTTTATTTTTGTTTCTTTTTTCTTTTTTTCTGTTGTTGCAGATTTAGCATTTTTAATAGCTTTTTGTAAAGCCTTATTTGTAGCAGGACCATATATTCCGTCCACCTCTAAGCCAGCTTTATTTTGAAATGTTTTAACTGCCGCAAATGTCTTGTCACCAAAATCTCCGTCTTCAGCAAGTTTAGTTCCTAATACTTTATTAAGGTTCTTTTGTAATGTAACTACATCATCACCTTCACTACCTCTCTTAAGGATATTAAATTCTGATTCTATTGTTGCGGATTGCACTTCTGTAGCTTCAATTTTTCCTTTAATAAGTTTAGAAACTTCATTACGAACATTACTCATATCTTTTTTAAGTAATGAAGGGAACCAATGATTAATATCAACATGATCACTTGCAAAACCAAGCTTACCAGCATCACCATGACAGGTTATCGTTGGAATTTTAGTTCCATTTATTGTAACATAACCTTTTGGGTTAATATTATACATTTTGCAAAGATAAGCTGTTAAATTTACAGCTTCTTTATAAACTGCTTCCGCATATTTCTTATCCCTTAAAGAATCCTCACAGATTTCAAATTGAATCCATCCATTATTACAGCTTCCTTTTGATCCACTTCCGCATCCCCATGGTCTAAAATTCCAAGGCATCGTCTGTACGGTTCCAACCGTGCCATCCGCAAGTTTACCAATCCATGCATTAAGACCTGCATCTATGTCAATATGATTCCAATCATTTTTATATATGTTCTTACCAATTTTCTTTATATCTTTATCATACGTAGAGCTATTATCTGATGGTTGAACATATCTGGATATATTGGGGTTATTAGCTCCAGTACTATGCCAAAGAATGCCTACAATTTTCATTGTAGACGTTCCTCTATAACATGAACTATTTGTTTGCATACACACATATGGTTTATAATCAGCCATTATTTTCATCCTCCTCTTTATCAAATATAGCTTGAATATTTACATTTGTTCTTATTAACTCTTGTAATTCTTCGAGGGCTTTATCTACCATTTGAGAGAAGTCTTCAAAATCAATGAATAATGCGGCAGCTGGAAATTTAGCAATGAACATATTATAAACATATCTAAGTTTAAGTTGTCCTGTACCGCTACCTAATTTCTTTTCAGCTTCTGCAACAGCATAAATTAACCATTGTCTGATTTTTTCTTTTTGCTCTTCACCAGGTGTTTTAAACCAAATATAAGCTTTAATAGAAACAACAGATACGACAGCTACTAACGCGATAATTAAATACCAGTATTCTTGAATAAATTGACCTATTTCCATTTATTTTTTTCCTCCTTACATTTTTTCAGCTATTGCTGCTATTTTTGAACGATGACATATTGGCAGTGTCACCTCACCATAAAAGTTTTGACCTCTAAATATTTTAGATACTCTCCTCATACCATTATTCGCACCTGCATAAACGCCTAAATCAACTTGAGCGTCACTATCTCCATCAAGTATACAAATGGCATCTTCACCAATTCTTTGAAGGGCGAGTTTCATTAATTCAATATCAAGATTTTGTGCCTCTGTAATATATATACCTGCATTCATTCCAGAAGTATCATATCCCCTAATATCGGACATTGGTAATAAGATTAATTGACCTTCATTAATTAAACGTTCTACTTGAATGCGGTCACCTAACTTAGATATTAAAAAATTACCTATTTGACTATCTAAAAGTTTCTCTGTGCGGGAACCAGGGTAATAGCCAAGTTTAGCTGAACTTTTAGTTGCAACAGTATTACAAAATATAACAATTTTGTTGATTTTACCTGACTCAAGATAATCGAAAAGGCAACTAATTGCTAAATAACTTTTACCAACTCCCGCAGAACCTCTTAACATAGTGACTACATTATTTTTCAAGCTATCCATAGCAATCTTTTGATATATGTCTAATGGTTTTATTTCGCCAAACGTTTTAGATTTAAAACTATTAAATTGTATTTGTTGTAATTTATTATCTCTCAATACATAACTATCAATTATCTTATCATTTTGCTGTAACAATAAATATTGATTAGGTAATAAATCAAAATGTTCACCAGAATAAATTCTATTATATGTTTCTGCTAATTCGTTATCAGTTACACAAGTTATTATTTTATATCCTGTATAGTTATCATTTTTAGATAGCAAGATATTTGTATTTAGTCCAATAGACCTTGCTAAATTATTACAGTTTAAATCTGTAGTAACAAAACATATATCAGGATGTTTTAAACTGTAAACAAAAGCAGTTATAATTATACGAGAGTCATTTTTTTCAAATAAGATAGGATTTGGTTTGATATAAGTTTCATCCCAATTTTTTTCATAATTGACTATTGTATAATGTCCATCATAGAAATTAAGTAATTGGCTAACTTTATTTGCTTTATATTTAACGTCATCATCTTTATACTTAGAAGTTTTAATATCTTCAAGTTCTCCTAATGTAATATTACTAATCACAAAAGGAGATGCATCAATATTCTTAAAGATAACGTTATAGTTATTTAGCAAACTACAAGTATCGTAAAAAAACATCTAGTCACCTCTTTTTGTTTATATGATATTTTATATATAAAATTTATTCTTCCTCTTTAGCAGTTTTGACCTGACTAATAGCTTTAAATCCTTCTGCTACTGCTGCTCGCATTTTTTCTTTTTCTTCTTTTGTTGCGCTGCGGCTACGAATATAGATATTTCTACCCTCGATTACATTATCTATTTTCTTCTTCCAGAGATGTTTTTCTCCTTCCAAATCAGCTATTTCACGACATATTGCAAGATAAAGATTTCTAACATATCTTCTTCCATAATTACCTTCTGGCATAGCAGAAAGTAGTCTTTTAAGACCTTTTAATTCAATTCTTTTTTCATTCATTTTGTCGTTAATAAAATTAATGTAAGCGCGGGCTTCCGCAATTTCAGTTCCTATGCTTGGAGAAGGCGGAAAAGGATCCTCTGGATGTTTCTGAGACATTCCAAAATAAGTTCCCTTACTTGTCCTTAACTGTGCAATAGTTAATCCAGTCTTTTCATCATAGTCAAAAGTTATACGTTTCTTCATAGTTACTCCTTTATATAATCTTTAATATCTTCTATAATATCATCAATAAGGACAGGAAAATTAAAGTGAGCATCAAGTTCACAGTGATATATAATTCCTTTGTCCATATCTTGAAATTTATCTTTTGTGTGAGAATGAGCACATAAATTTATCGTTCTTTTTTTAAGAGGTTTATTAATATCATAATTTGAAGTCACTGTTGGGTAATGAGAAAGATAAAAGCGATAACCGCCATATTTTAATACATTAGCATAACCAAGACAATCAAAATCTTCTAATTCCATTAATTTCTGGCGGGCTACCGTGTCGTGATTACCCCAGATTATATGTTTCTTGCCAGGAAGGCGTCGCATATAAGACATACCTTCTTCATTATCATTAAGAAAACAGTCTCCGAGAATGTATAAATCATCTGTCCAATCTACTACTTCGTTAAAGTTTTTAATTATTTGTTCATTCATTTCATGTACAGAAGAAAAACCTCGTGGTTCATATAAGAAAGGTTTGTTATGACAGAAATGAAGGTCCGAACATAGCCATACTTTATCCATAATAATTTTCACCTTTTATTCGTTTCTGAAATTCTTTTTGTACTTCTATAAAAAATTGATTATATATTTTATCTGATAATATTAAATATGTATCTTCAATTCTACATTTTCCTTCATGGTAATAAATATCTTTAAACCTATCAAAATCTAATTTAACTCTCATTTTTAATTCATCAAATTTAAAACTAAATATAAAAGGATCTACCATCGTAAGACTGAAATCCATAGTTTGAACATATCTAACATTTTTATATATTTTAGTAAACCATTCAGGAAAATGGTTATAAGCTTCTATTAATTCTCTCATAGTTCAATCATACTCCCATGTTTTCCAGTTTGTTTATAACTCATAAATAATCTTTTAATTATTTGTGTTTTATCATTTAATATTATTAAGTAATCTACTTCTTTACATATTCCTTGTATTAATCTATCTAAAGAGGTATATTCCTTATATTTATAAGGAACACCTCGTAAAGTGGAATATTGAAGCGCGAGCGGCGGGTCCGTGCGTTCATAACCCTTGATTCCCGCAACAAACACAGTAAATAAGTAGCATCCGCTATCCTCTATTAATTTTTCAAAATAATCATCTATTATTTGCAAATGTGCAGGATTACCTGCATCTCCGCCTGCGATTCCAACGGTCATTTATATTCACCATCAACTTTCGCAATTATATCAAAATCTTCATTCAAAGGATTTGGAACTTTCAGTTTCCTAAACATATTGAACATACTATCATCAGGTACTCTTGTTATACCTTCGCGCTTGCTGTTCCTTTCCATACAAACTTCAAAAGGTATATTCATAACTACCGCAGCTTTTGAATCAATATGTGCAGTTAAATTATTAATTAATTTATCTCTACTTGCTTTATTAATATGAGTAGCATCCGCGATTACAGTTTTTCCATTGAGTAAATGCATATCTACTCTATTACAAAATTCTTTAAATACATCATATTCATGGTCAAAATAATGCTCTTTATCTGTAACATACTGATACCTTACTTCATCTCTTGATATATATTCCCAATCAGGATGTTCTTCAAGTAATTTTTTAGCATAAGTAGTTTTTCCAGACCCTGGAATACCTACCATTATAATTAACATATTCAATCTAATACACCTCCTCCATTATTGAGATGCTGTTTAAATTCACTCAACGTTAATTTTCTTGTTCCTTTTTCTGTAAAATTATGTAAATTAAATTCTTGCATAAAGTCATCTACCATATATCCAGAACCAAATTCTTTTACTTCTACCATATTTGTTTTCTTTTTACAATGAATACAATACATTTGTTTTAAGTGACCGGGTTCTCTTTCTTTACCCTTGTTTCGCGGGATTGGTATATTCTTTTTACCGCACTGTGTACAATACATATTACTCACTGTTATATTATTCAAATTATACCACCACCTTATTATTTTATTTAATCATTATTTTCTATATTTATTATAACAAAATTTTTTAAAAAAAGCAAAAAAGTCACGATTATTGTGCAATAATCGTGACATAAATATTTAAGAATGGAAACGATCAAGAAACTCATTTGATACTGCTTTAAATGAACGTTCGCCTTTTCTATCTCTAAATACGATACCTTCACGCATCTCCTTATCAAGAGCTGATTCTCCTGTAGCCTGAAGAAGTAGAGTATCACAATCTTTTGGTAATTTATATATTTCAGCTATAATTGGGACACATGGAATACCATATGGTTTTTCAAGTTCAATCTGCATTTCACATGGATTAAGTCTACGGGAGCTGCCATCTTTGAATCCATAGATTAAGTTAAATGCCATAAAAGCATGATATCCATCTGGTACAGAATAAGTTCTTTTTTGAATACCATCTCCATAAGTTTCACCTTGAAGAGTAATAAAATCACATTCAGGATGTTTTTTAAGCATATCTCTCATTTTATTTTCAATGTCATATTTGTAAGCCATTTCTAAATATATATTTGTATCGTAATAACATTTTTCGAGTTTATCTGGAGTATCAAAGCAAACGTTTCTTGAGCATACATAGAATTCCTTTTTACCAAAACGACCTTTCTTTAACGTGAACGTAGTTGAGCTCCCATCTATCTTCTCAGTCGCTATCCACTCTGTATCATGCCAATCTGGATCTGTAAATAGCCAAGGCATGTTTTGACATCTCTCTTCGTCTGTTTTTACCACCCAGCCAGGCCATCCGCCTCTCTTATCTTTCGCTTTTCCAAAGAAGAAGAACATGACCTTTTTGCCCCATTCACGTTTCATCATCCATCTAGCCCAGTCTTTTTTAAACAGTTCTGGATGACGCTGAGCCATTTTCTTATATTTATCTGCTGAAGGAGCTTTACGTTTATTATCTGCATCAACAGCATAAGTTATACCAAGCTGTTTTGTTAAAAACATAGATTCATCACCTGGTATATGCTGAACACCATCCTTGTCTACAACATAATAAAATCCACCTGCGAACTGCGCAGAATCAACTGTCCATCCAAAATCAGATGGATGCATAAGAAGTCCTTGTGAATAGAACTGCTTAAACTTCTGTGTCTTTACTTTATAATGATATTTAGATAGAAACTCAAAAGGCGCAGTTTCAGGTGTTTTAGAGTCTATCTCTATATATATACCAAGGTCACCAGGCTTAAAGATACCTTTACGAACCATAGTGCGCCATCCGCCTATGACCGCCGCCTCTACTCTATCTTTACCTTCTATTGGCTCTATTGCATCTACTTCAACTACATATGCTAATTCTCTTTCTTTTGCTTCATTTAACATAATTTACCATCTCCTTATTTATAAACAAATAAAATATACAATCCATCTTGTAAAAATACATATCCACATTACTATTAGATGATAATCACATTTTCTTAAATAGTAGCGTGCATCTTCATCATTATCTGCTTTATATGCATCAATAAGACTTACAATACTGCCAATAATACTCATTATCCATATAATTAATGAAAACATTTTAAAAAATATTAATTCTTCCATTTATTCGTAACCTAACCTTTCTAATCCATCAACTATCGTTTCATTTAACTCAACTGGTATTTCAACATATTTTGTTAAAAAATTTGCTTTATCTATTTCAACTTTTTTCCAATCTATTTGATTAAGAACATAACCACAAATTGGATTCTGTAATTGATCAAAAGCAAAAGCTTTTTCAAGAAGTTCTTCCAATACATCATTTTCTATTAATGTAACATTATTTGTCATATATTTTCTCCTTTAGTCTCTGAACTGCTGTAAAACAATCTGTTGCTGATTCCGTATTGAATGACGATAACCATTCTTTAATACGCTCATAAGGCGGTTGTTCTAATGCTTTGATGGCTATATCTTTCCTTTCTATATATTTGTCAATAATTTCCTCTACGGTTTCAAAATACACTCCCTCTTTTCCGGTTCTTTCATTGATACAATATGCATGATCTCTGATTTCTTCTTTTATTTTGTTGAGAATAGACTCTTGGTCTAAGGCTTGCATTATTTCATCAATTTCACCCTCATCGTCCAATGGGAGATAACTGATTAAATATCCTCTTACTTTTACCAATGCTTCTTCATACATCATTTATTATTACCTCATATATTTATTTTTCTTATCTATTTATATTATAAAATATTTTTTAATAAAAGTCAAAAATGCGCGAAGGTGCTAAAATTTAAGCACTTCGCGCATAGTTTTAATTATTATATAATGCTCCTTGAGCTATTAATTCTTCATGTACTGTTGTTATTACCCAGTGAGCTTCATTAAACGGTTCTGGTTCATTTATTGCTATAATGCACTTATATAAATAGCCTTCATAAATACAATAATCATTAATAGCATAAGTTTTATCTCCAGAGTATTCTTCTGTTGATGTAGCTAAATTCATTTTTACTGACTCTGTTGGAAGTTTATATACAGGCGCTCTATATGTTGAATTATTACTAAAACTGATGTATTTTTGTCCATTTATCTTAAATATACTTCCTGGAGCAATTAAATCTCCAGTTACTTGGATTCTAAAGTTTTTACCCCAGCCACCAAAGTTAAGATAAGGTCTTACTAGAGTTAAACTCATACTTGTGTTTACTAATAATTTCATTGGAACTTGAGTTACATTATCTCCATATTCATAATTGTTATGTCCATTATCTAAACACCATCTAAGCTTATCATCAGGCGTTTCTCCACTATGAGGGGCATTCCACCCATAATACCAATATCCATCATCTTCTTCTGGAGAACATACTACTAAACCATTATTAGTAAGAGGATCACCATTTGCACAAGTAAAATTTACTTGGCTTATAGTGGTACCTTCACGGAACATACCCATGTAAAGCGCGCATCCGCCGCCTAATAATGGTATAAACACAATCCCGCAAACATTTCTGGGTATTGTTTCTTCAGTTTCTTCTCCTTCATCAATAATTTCTACCATATCAAAATCGACAAGACTTTTTTCAAAAGCCATTTGTCCATCTGTTCTTTTAAAATTAATAATATTATTATTAATAGTCCAATAGCAGTTAGTAGTAGCTTCTGCATTATCCCATGTTATTTTGGCTCCATCTCTAGTAAATCCTAAATCATCTAATACATTTAATACTTCAGTTATATTATAACATAAAGTTTTTTCAATTCCTGATAAAGTTTTCATTGTATCACCACCTTAATTTGCGGGTAACTCTACTACCATATTACTACAAAAACCATAAAAGTTTCTACCATTAAAGCTAAAGAATTTATTGTCAGTACCATTTGCATCATTTGTACCTTGCGCAGGAGATGTTGATACCATATATATATTACTTAAGAATCCATTATTATAAGGAGGTTTAATTAATGTACATACTCCTTGTTTTACGTCTGTTTTAGTTCCATTTGTATCTATTGATAAAGCAGTGTTAGCATCAAGAATTCCTCTTCCTCTATCGTCTAAATAAATACTTTGTCCTGGTTTACTTCCACTTTTAACGATATAATTCCATTCATTTGTTACATTATTAAAAAAACCTAGAGCTCCTGAATAACGTTGTAAATCTATAGTAGCAGAAGCATAAGGCATATCTTTAGTAAAAGAGATCAATCCAGGAGTTGGACAAATGGCACTATAAAAGGTATAAGGAGAATAACTTATAGTATAAAAGCCATTATTTTTCGTAGGGACAAAAAAAATCGTTATTGGAGGATACTCACTTCCCCAGTCACTTCCAAAACAGTTTAAACTAGATACACCTACAGTTCCTGAATAAAAATTATAAGCTAATTGATTTCCATAATAACCTGTCTGCACTTTATTCCAATAAGACTTATTTTTTACTGACTCCGTATCGTATTTCCAACGAAATGTTGTAACACCCTCTACTCCACTTATTTCAGTTCCATCTAAATTAACAAAACCTTGTTCTTTTATATAGTTTGTAAAATTAGCATGAACTTTAACAGAATCAAAATCTCTAATACCTCGTGATCGATTATCTGTATCATAAAAAGTTTGTCTACTAAATTGCATTTGCACTCCTCCTTATTGCACCCATATTTCTTTAATTTTATATTCTGCTTGCGACGTAGATGCGAAATAAGGTTTATATCCTTGAGATATACGACATAATATAACAGTTTCTTCATCAAATGTACCTTCTGTATAGTTATAACGATTAGTTCCATTTATAACATCAGGCAATGAACTCTCAGCTGTTCCCAAACCAACTTGATATGAAATACTATCTCCTTCATTGATAGGGGCAACTTTAATTCCAATAGTGCTTCCAAATTCTCCTAAATCAATAGAAGAAATAAATCCTTCTATATCTTTTTCATTCTTACTTTCAATAAAAGTTGTTTTTTCAGTCATGCTATATAAAGAAAAACCGCCAACTGCTGCACTAATATTTCTACCATTTTTATAAATATAATTTTTAGCATCAAAAAAATCTTCAAATGATATTGGAGTTACATTATATCCATATATCGCTGTGTTTGCATCTTCAGGCATTTCGTTCGAAGGATCTTCTGTTAAACTTGTATGTTCAACGACTCCATCCCAGTCACCAACAGTAATATTAACAGGACTAGCTTCTTGATGAGCATATTGAGACGATAAAATTGGCGGACTTGTTAATGCGGAGGTTGACTGTAATATTTCACGTTCTGTGTTATCAAATGGAATAACTTGAGTTTCTCCTTGTTTAATATAACCATATGAACCATTATTAGTTACACCAAATTTAAATTCAATATTTTTACCATTATATTCATATTTTAATCTATTTTCTAATTCAATTAATCTTCTTTGATAATCTTGCATTACTGTATTCATATAAATCATATATGAATAAAAAGAGTTATAAATACCTCTATTTGTAACAGGGTTCTGTGAGGTTGGTGAAAGTTTTTCATCAAGAGTAAAAGAATGATTAGTTAACCAATTTAAAAAATCTTCTTCTGTTCCAGTATGACCTTGCTCTAACCAAATATCATAATTTGATTTACCTTGTGGTCCTTGTATCTGTTCGATTTGTTCCGGTGTAAGTTCTCCAAATTCTATTTCGCCCATTGGACCTTGTTCACCTTGCGGGCCCCGTTGGCCTGTATCACCTTTAGGTCCACGTATCTGCTCTAACTGTGATGGAGTTAAATTTTCAAAACTTATGGTTGTTGTGCCATCACGTCCGCGCACATTTATACCTGTTTTTTCATTATTTACATAAACCCAACCATTTGAGTCTATATAAATATTATCTCTTTCCCAAAAATTATCATCACCATCATAAGGACCATGTGGCATATTTGTTTCATCTTTTTTATATATGTCTAATGCAGTCCAATCATCAGGAGATTTTGGTGGTAAATGATTTTTATTTTCATTATGAGTGCTTCTATATATAATACCATTACAGCTAACAGTATCTCCTTCCTTATAGCTGTAAGTTGAATCCCATGCCATAGGAAGAGTATTATTTAATGTTGTAGGCATTATTCTTCTCCTCCTTCATTATTTTCTTCCTCTTCCTCTTCAGATCCCTCAGGTTCTGGAGAAGGGGATTTTGTGTTAA